CCAGCATGGGACGCGCAGCAAAAATGTCGATTCCTGAGTACCAAGGCGAAATGCAGCCGGGCGCTCAAAAGCAAGACATGAGCAAAGGCGGGCCAAAGCAGACGCCTCGCAAGGACTATCAGAAGCCTAGCGCCTCTGTGGCTCCTCGCGGCGTTGGCGAGGCACGTAACAAGCAGTGCAAGATGTACTGACGCATGGCCAAGTCACCTGCTTGGCAGCGGAAGGAGGGCAAGAGCCCCAGCGGCGGCTTGAACGCCAAAGGGCGCGCCTCCTACAACCGCGCCAATCCTGGCAAGCCGGGGCTGAAGGCTCCGCAGCCGGAGGGTGGGCCACGCAAAAAGTCATTCTGCGCCAGGATGTCCGGCATGAAGGCCAAGCTGACTAGCGAAAAGACGGCAAACGATCCTGATAGTCGTATCAACAAGAGTCTTCGGAAATGGAAGTGCTGATATGGAACATCGTGCTGTCGTTTGCGTCCGCGGCAGCACTGCTTTGGGTCAAGTCGATGCACGACGAGCTCAAGCGCGTGTCTATTTTGCTAAGCAAGACGCGCGAAGAGAACGCCGAGAAGTACGTTACCCGGGCGGATGTCCACAGCGATATCAATCGGGTGCTTGTTCGGCTGGACAGGCTTGACGAAAAGTTGGATGCCTTTATAAAGGAGCAGCGCAGTGCCCTCTCATAAGAAGCCCGCGAAAGTGGAAAAGGTCATGCATGAGTTCAAGACCGGGGCACTGAAGTCCTCGTCTGGCCAGAAGGTGACCAATCGCAAACAAGCAGTGGCCATCGCCTTGAGCGAGGCCGGTATGTCCAAACCAGCCAAGAAAGGCGGCAAGAAATGATGAACGGCAACTACAAGAAGGGCGGTCTGGCCAAGCGTGGCCAGGGCATCGCCGTTAAGGGTTTCAAGGACGGCGGCATGGCCATGAAGGGCGTGCCCAAGGGCGGCAAGATCTCTGCCTCTGGCGCTGACACGGCTGGCCCCCAGGGCAAGACCATGAGCGAGCCGGTCAAGAAGGCTTCTACTGGTGACGTGGTGCAAGTCCGCGGCGTGGGCGCCGCTCGCGCTCGCAAGGCAACCATCTACTAAATCATGGCTACATCGGGCACGTCGAACTTCAATCTGGAGTTCGATGACATCATCACCGAAGCGTACGAACGCTGCGGCTATGAGAATCGGGACGGTTACGACATGAAGACCGCCCTGCGCTCGATCAACCTCATGTTTGCGGAGTGGGCCAACCGCGGGCTGAACCTGTGGACGATTGAACAGCGGCAGATTCCGCTGGTTGTTGGCCAGTACGAGTACACGCTGCCGGACGACACGGTGGACGCCCTGTCCGCGGTTATCCGCACCAATGCGGGTACCTCGAACCAGCAGGACATCACCATTGACCGGATTGGCTACGCCGAGTACCTGCACGTTCCCAACAAGAACACGCGGTCGCGCCCGGCGCAGTACTTTGTGCAGCGCACGGCCCCGGCCAAGCTGTTCTTGTACCCGGCGCCGGACGCTACGACCACCTACGAATTTCGGTACTACGTGATTCGTCGCATCCAGGACACTGGGGCGTACACGAACACCGCCGACATTTCGTTCCGGTTTTTGCCGTGCCTGATCGCGGGCCTTGCCTACTATCTGGCCATCAAAAAGGCCCCGGATCGCATCCAGATCCTCAAGTCGTTCTACGAAGAAGAGTTCTTCCGGGCTGCTACGGAAGACCGTGAGCGGTCCAGCTACTTCGCCGTCCCGACCTACACAACGAGGTAGTCATGGGCGCTGGGTTTGCATCAGGCAAGTTCGCGATTGCGCTGTGCGACCAGTGTGGCCAGCGATTCAAGCTCAACTCGCTGATCAAGGACTGGAGGGGCTTCAAGGTTTGCGACGAGTGCTACGAGCCCAAGCATCCGCAGTTGGAGCCCAAGCGCACGATTACCGAGCCGCAGGCCTTGTATCAGCCCCGTCCTGAAGCGACAATGGGCGTGACGGTATTCGTGGGGTTCACCGTGGACACTTCGTTTGCCAGCATTGGCATGATGCCGATGCCTTACGCAAAACCGCTGTGGGCGGATGCAATTCTTGGATCGGTTCAGACGAGCATCACATGAACTACGCTCAACTCACTGCGGCGATCATTGCGTACACCGAGAACCAGGACACCTCGTTCGCCGCGGAGATCCCGGTGTTTGTCAAACAGGCTGAGCAGCGTATCTATAACACGGTCCAGCTTGCCAATCTTCGCAAGAACATGGTGGGCACCACCTCCAACGGCAACAAGTACTTGTCTGCTCCAGACGACTACTTGTCCACGTATTCATTGGCCGTGGTGGATGCGCAAGGCAACTACACCTACCTGCAGAACAAAGACGTCAACTTTATTCGGCAGGTCTATCCGTCTGCGACGTACACAGCCCTGCCCAAATACTACGCCATCTTCGGCCCCGCCGTGAATGGTGCAACGATCACAAACGAACTGACATTTATTCTGGGCCCCACCCCCAACGCCAACTATCAGGTAGAGCTGCATTACTACTACTACCCGACGTCGATTGTCGATGCGGGCACAAGCTGGCTGGGGGACAACTTTGATTCTGCGCTGCTGTACGGGTCGCTCATCGAGGCCTACACCTACATGAAGGGCGAGGCCGACATGATGGCCCTCTACAACCAGAAGTACCTGGAAGCCATGGCGCTTCTGAAGAACCTGGGTGACGCCAAGCAGCGTGGCGATGCCTACCGTGATGGTCAGGTGAAGTTGAAGGTCCAGTAAGATGATTACTGCAGGCCTGACCAACAGTTTCAAAGAGCAGCTCCTGCTGGGCGTCCATGACTTTGACACGGACACCTTCAAGATTGCGCTCTACAGTTCCTCTGCCATCTTGGGCCCAGACACGACGGTCTACACCACGACAGGGGAGATCAGCGGGACCGGGTACATTGCTGGGGGCGAGCCGCTAGTCAACGTCTCGGTGCAACTGGGCCTGGGGATCGCGTACGTGTCTTTTGACAATCCGACCTGGATCGCTTCGACGTTCACGACCCGCGGTGCCTTGATCTACAACGCTTCCAAGGCAAATAGGTCAGTTGCGGTGCTGAACTTTGGAATAGACCAGACCACGCTAAGCCAGAGTTTCCAGATCCAACTGCCCCCGAACAATCCTGAAACCGCGTTGATTCGCATCATCTAGGAGCTTGAATGGCAACCGTCTTTACCACCAAAGGTGATATGGATGAATCCCTCCTTGAGAAGAAGGAAGGGTTTGTCGATAATGACAACGAATACACCACCTGGGTGGAGTATTGGCACGAAGGTGAACTTGTGCACCGGTCGGTGCATGTTCAGTTGAAAAAGACGCCCGCTGTTGGCGTTGTAGCGGCATCATTTGAATAAGGAGCCTTGAAATGGCAAACACCCAAGCAATGTGCACGTCGTTCATGCAAGAACTGATGACGGCCACGCACAACTTCACCACCGGCACGGGCGACACCTTCAAGGCCGCTCTGTATCTGGCATCTGCTACATACAACGCAAGCACCACGGCGTACAGCACGACGGGTGAAGTGACGGGCACAAACTACTCCCCGGGCGGTATCACGGTGACCAACGGCACTTCGCCGCTGTCAACCAATGCTTCTGCTACGGCAGGTGTTGCGTACTGGACCCCCACGTCGAGCCTGACCTACACCAACGTCACGCTGTCCACGGCGTTTGATGCGGTGCTGATCTACAACTCGTCCAAGTCCAGCAAGGCTGTCAGCGTGCACACCTTCGGCTCACAGACCGTGACCGCAGGCACGTTCACTCTGACGATGCCTTCCAACACGACTTCGACTGCTCTGCTGCGTCTGGCCACGACCTGATCCGGCTCTTCTAAAGGAGTCGGATTGTGCCTACCGCATGGGGTAGTGGCACCTGGGGCAGCGGCGCATGGGGCGGACTTGGTGAAACCCTAACAGGCGTCGAGGCCCAAGGTGCCGTTGGTTCTGTCGCTGGGCAATCCATAACGGTTGCCCTGACGGGCGTCCTTTGCCATCCTGATGTTGGTGGGGTAGACCCCTTCCCCAATCCAGAGATTCAGGAAGTTCACGCCAACGGCTACGTTGGCACGATGATCCCAGAGGTCATCTACGAAGTTGCAATCTCAGGGGTCAGCGCATCGGGCGCTGTTGGAACCGTCTCTGCTGATACGGCTGAGAATGAAGATGGCGTCATTGCCTACGGCAATACCGGCACAGCCGCGCCCGAAACGACTGTTGCTCTGTCTGGTGTTTCTGCCACCGGCGCGGTGGACACGGTCATCTATACCCGTGGCGCAAACATCACGGGAGTCGCCGCCAACGGCGCAGTTGGCTCGGTATCTGAAGAAACCTCGGTCGCGCTGTCTGGCGTTGGAGCTTCTGGTGCGGTTGGCTCAGTAACTGCTAGTACGGCAGAAAACGAAGACGGCGTTGTAGCAAACGGGGCAGTTGGCTCTGTTGGATCAAACATCACTGTTGCCTTGTCCGGTGTCTCTGCTTCCGGGGACGTGGGCACGGCAGTCTTTAATTGGCAGGCCGGTAGCGTAGAAGCAACTGGCTCTGTTGGCACTGTTTCAACGGGTGAGCGCACTGTGGCGCTCACGGGCGTCGCCGGTCAAGGTCTGATTGGCGATGAAGTCCCGGTCAAGGCCGTGGCAATCTCAGGTGTGTCTGCATCCGGGGCGGCAGGAAACGTCGCCGTTGGTGAGCGACTCGTGGCAGTCACCGGTTGTCAGGCGATGGGTAATGTTGGAAACTTCGGGGTGTTCTACTGGAGCCTGATTGACGACGCTCAGAACGCCAACTGGACTTTAGTAAACACGGAATAGGAGCATTAGATGCCCACCTCATACACCTCTCTCTTGGGCTTCGCCCTCCCGGTTACCGGAGAACTGTCGGGCACCTGGGGCGACACGGTCAACGACTACATCACCAAGTATGTAGACTCGGCGGTTGCCGGTACTCAGACCATCAGCGGTTCCCAGACGGCGGTGACGCTCACGGTTACCAACGGCACGACGCTGACGCAGGTTGGCTCAGGCTCTTCTGGCTCTGCCCAGTACGCGGTGATCAACTGCACGGGCAACCCGGCAGGTCTTCTGACCATCACTGCTCCGGCCTCAAGCCGTCAGTACCTG